AAGGTATCCAATCTCATTTTTTGCAATGAGAATCACTTTTTCAATAGCTTTATCCATTGCAGAAACCTCCTCTTTGTAATCCTTATAGAATACATCCATGTCAACGTTACCACTAATGCTGGATACTTTTCCTCTACTGGAATACTGCCATCCTACACCAACAGATGGACGCAATCTTTCCTGTACAGAGCCATTATCACTAGCCGGATAACGTGCAATCCAACAATCGTACTTTTTTAGGGTATCTGATAGAACATTATTATACCAATCAAGGTTGCAATAGATGCCGACCTTATAACCGACTTTTTTCATCCTAGTCAGAAATGCTACGGCAATATTCTCAATCGCCTGTTTGCCGAGTTTTCGTTGATTAGACCACTCGAGATCGTAGAACACTGGGAAGTCCAGTTCTCGTCCATTCAGTGTGGCAATCACATCCTCCACTTCATCAATCGCCTGTGCCGGTGTCAGAGCGTAACTGTACTTATAACCACCGACAAGGATTCTATTGCTCTTGCATCCCTTGTAATTGTACTCAAATGAGCCGTCAACACCTGTTTTCTGATGGATTCTTAAGATGGCGAATTTGTATCCGGCTTTTGCCACCTTCGCCCAGTCTGGCTTGCCCTGATAAGATGATACGTCAATACCTTTAATTTCCAATCCTATCAACTCCTTTTTATGAAATTTTCAAAGTTTCTTAATCAACAAAATGGGAAGACTCTTACTTATTTTTCAAACCAACCTGTCCATCCGGTAGTTCTTCCATATGTTCTTTCGAAAGTCTCTCCAGTAGTTGTAATTACTTTTTGATATTTTGCGGCGTTATTTGTTGTTTCAAAATGTAAAAAAACTCCATAACGATTTTGATTTAAAATTTCAGCACCATTAATAAAATGTATTCCCTGTATAGGACTATCCATATCACTTACACTTAAAATATCATTAGTTGTCTTTTGAAAAGCCTTACTATTTAATTCATTAAGCGCCCCCAGAATTGTCTTGTTTCGTGTCTGCAAATTTTCAAATACTTTGTTTGCAATCTTTCCTATAATCCAATCTGACAGCGCCGACAAACCAAGACGTTTGTTTGCCTTGCCTGCTGTATCAAGAATCATTATCTCATCTTTATCCGCAGGGGCTGTTTTTATTGTGTAATCTGTCCATTTTGGCATGACTGTTTCCTCCTTATGCTAAATATTTGTCCCGGATATATTTTTTGACTGCATCAAGATGAGACTGCACATCGTCATTCATCACAAGAAAATTGCCTTTATTGTTCTGACTGACAACTTCTCCTGTTTCCTCGTTTACTTCAGAATAGGTGTAAGCAATACGGCTCCCCTCTCCAGTGCTAAGATTTATAAAACTTGTTAAAATCTTCTTCATGATACTACCTCCATCTGGTCAATAATGCTTAATCTGTCGTTAATAAGCTTTGATTCATAATCTGGTTCCGAGACCTCTGTTTCTTCTGACTCATAATTTGGTTCCGGGATTTCTATATCTCTTGCGTCTGTATAAGCCGTATCGCCCGGGTCAGCAAATCGCATATGCTCATATTCAGCTTGTCTTGCTTTGATTTCGAACGAAAATTTAAGTCCCGGAGTTCCTTTTACAATAAAATAATTCTGCTCTTTCTCAGCTATCCAGCAGTCGCCCTCTCCTTCTTTTTGCAAGAACACATAATATTTAATGCCGACATTTGCAGATTCCTGAAAGATATCATCTATGTCAATCATGCAAGCCCCGTCATCCGATATTACAGATTCACCGATATCTCCAAAAAATGGCGTTGGCATTTCATAGCAGTAAAAGAGCTGTTCATCATAGTCTACTGTCGAAACTGATCTTGATTTTGTCCCTCTTACTTTCAAGCCCCCTCTGATAGAAGCATCTGCAAGGTCTGTCCCCGTACTTAAACTGTAGAAATGACCACTGGCGTTTACATGTGTACCTGCTTCAATTTTTTTTGATGCCGAAACACTGTCCGCCGAAACACTGGTATCAACCGATACTGAGCTTGCGTGTACGGTTCCCGTGTAAAGATTGATTCCTCTAATTCGCGTTCCATACAGTGTCCCGTACCCCGGCACATATACTCCTGTATTCGTCTCTGAATAGATCTCTCCAGTTGAAGCATCTAGCGTTACTTCTCCATACGTGCCACTTGCTGAAAGCTTTCTATATCCAACTTCCCATCCAGCCAGATACCCGGTGTCAATATACGAGGCATTCAGATACACCTTGTTGTCATAAAGATATAATCCCTGTGTTTCCCCGTTGTTGGTTAATTTATTAAAGATTTCCAACTGAGTCATATCTGACGCGTCTTTGCCATCATCGCCTTTTTCTCCATATACACCGATAACATGTGGAGTAGTGTTCACACTCGTTCCGTCCGTGTATGTGGTTGTCTGATAATTCCACAAATATCTTTTAGATGATGTCGGTGTTTGCACTGTTTCCGTCCAACCTGATGTGGATGTCGTCACGTCCGATGAACTTGAAGAAGCAAGGTAATATTGCGTAATTTTGGAGATTCCGTTTCCGGTACTTCCCTGCTTCTGCTTTGCAATAGTAAACTGTTTTTCTACAGAAAGGCCGTTATACGAAACATCAACCGCAACAGTTCCTATGTCGCTCGTAAGCTTAGTTACTGTATACGTTGCCCCTGTTTTTGAACCTGCAACACCACTTCCGGCAGTAAATGTTATAGTTGCACTGCTTGTGACATTTTCATCGCCGTATAATGCCGTTACTGTCGTTTTACAATCAGGGAACGTTGTATAGTTGCCTGCGGAGTCTGTTGGAATACTCTGATACTCATTCGATAACATTACATTCAGAGTTTTGTACTTCTTCGCTTCTTCCGTAGCTGCATCCGTGGCAATATCGGATACGCTCTTGCCCTGCAAAGAAAATTCGGTGGCAAGAATACGAACTTTCCCGCTATCATCAATGTATAAAGTTGTTTGGTTGTCCTTATCAATAACCTTTATGCCTTTAGCATTGATAAATTTGCCCGCTAAAAGTCCTGCAAGAATGTAGTTTGCATTGATGTACAGTTTCCCGTCCTGTATATAAATCCCCTGATCTTTGCCGCCGTTTGTCAGCTTATTAAAAACTTCATCCTGTCCAAGGCTTGTATCGTACTCCTTGACCGCATTATCAATGTCAGTTTTGTCCACATATTTGAAATCAATCCAGTCAGTGTCAGTAAATGTACCGTCCGCTCGGCTTCTGACTGCTGTCTTGATAGAAGCTTCACCATCTGCCTTTGATGTGATCCAGAAATCTCCCATGTTATACGGTGGTTTTGGCTGTTCGAAATAGACTGCCGCTTTACCGTCAATCTTATCAAACAGATAATCTGGTGCTTTCTGCTCGACCCATTCACTGCCATCCCACCGCCAGCGCGTGTTGCCACCCGAGGTGTTCTGCCAAAGGTCGCCTTTGTGGATATATTTGCCTTTTTCCCAGATAAGCAAAATCTCATTTCCACCTACGTCCAGAATGGAATTACCGTCAACATCTGTCCACGGAATCTCTTCTGTTTCCGTCCATTCAAGCGCTGGGTCTGTATCCTGGCTCCAGGTCTGTATCTTACCATCAAGCTGTTCTTGAAGACTTTCGATCGTATCGGCAAAAACGCCCTTGATAAATTTTGTGATTGCAGAATCATCTGTATATTTAGATGCTCTCACCCAGTCATCGGCGTCATAGTTTGCTCCTTCTGCCTTTGCCTTTTGACATTTGAGAATGTCCCCGGTCTTTCCCTGAACCCATAAATCATCAATGTCGTAAGGGGGCACTGGTTCCGTTCCAAATATTCTTTTCTTCACGTTCGCTGTGTCCTGAGCTTTTGCCGCATCTGCCAGAGCTTTAATCACCGCAGTATCTTTTACATAGTCCCACTTGTATTCGCCATTAATCTTTGCATATCTGTAAGCCTGTCCACCATATTCTTCGTTGTTTACGATATAAAACAGGTCGCCTAAGTGCTTTTTTTTAGTTATATCATCTGTCCAAGTGGATGCCGGTTCATTATTGCCATCAGGAACATAGTCTCCAAAAAACGCTTCTATCTGCCCGTCAATCTGCTCCTGAAGAACCTTAATCTGTGGAGAATACACCTCTGCAATGAACTTCTCAACCTCAGCATTTGCCACGTTCTCTGGCGTCTTCCCTTTGATTTTAAGCTCTGTGGCATTAAGATTGACGGCCCCTGTCTCTGCGTCAATACGGAATGTAATGTTCCCATTGTTGTCTTTTGCCGTGAATCCTCTTGTGTTAATCCAATCCGACTGTATACCGATAGCATACAGAATGTTCAATACTACATCGCCGTTACTATCAAATCCAGCTTTCCAAGTCTGACCTCCGTCTACTGACAAGAAGAATCCATCAACACCCGTCTTGTAGATTACTTTAGAATCAGCAAGTGTAGGCTTGTTATGTCTATATGAAATCGTTGAACCGTCTGCCTGAACTTCTTCTGTATAATAAAATCCAAGGGTGTTAGCTGCCAGTTCGTTCATCTGTTTTAGTTTTGCGTCATAGGCAGTAATCTTTTTCTCGGAATCTTTCTTTATGTTGTCGACCTCGACCTGCATACTGTCTGGGTAGTCAGCATTGATGTCCTCCATGCTCTTTGCATTGCAAGAGAAGCTTGTACTGCCAGAGAATGCGAAGTCTACATCTGTCAGATATGAATAGTAAATGTTGCCTTTAATGTCGGAAAATGTAATTCTATCTCCAAATGTGGCGTATCCGATCGCTGCGCTGTCGCAAGAGAATGGCCTTAATCTCATACCGACAATTTCTTTTCCGATCAAGTCAATACCTGTCTGTTCGTTTCCGCTCAGAAGCTTGTTATCAATCGTGATGACATACCCGTCTGTGCCGTACTTATATTCCGTCTCATTATCTGTATACTTGACCCCGGTAACAACTACATCGTCAACATCATAGGTAAGATTTCTGATAGCATTTGATTTAAATCCTTTTCGTTCAAGAACTGTCTTAATTTCGTTACTTCCAACGTCAAGGATAGTGTTTCCATTAATGTCATACCATGGAACTGTTTCTAATGTAATAGTATCCGTACCATCGTCAAAAGTGATGATTCGTAAATTATCATTCTCATCAATGCGAGCGTTGCCGCCTGCCAGAGCTGCAACCATACCGATTACTGCTCTAAAAGTGGTGTTTTCCGGCTTCTTCTGTACCTGATAGTCTGCGTTTTTAAATGTTGCGTCGCCTAACACAATCCCGGTCTGCTGGCAGGCATCTTCTAAAACCTCCCCGGCAGAGCACGGGAAAACAAGGTTTGTATTGTAGCCTGTCTCTGCCTTGCTCATATAGTCCAGCAAAGTGAGATTAATCTCATCGGACGTGGCAGGTTTTTTCGATACAATGAATGTGCCACGGCGAATGGTTTCCAATCTATCAGACAATTGCAAATTTAAAAATAGGGTGAACTGTGCCCCGGCAAAGTTGTAGTCAGAGAATCTATTATCATCATTGACCAGTGCCAATGTTGCTGTTTTTTCAATAGCTACACCTATCGGGAAATCCCCGGAATCAGAAGAATCTACAATGCCGTTTCCATCAAGGTAGAAATCTTCTTTTTTCAGGCTTAAAGTTGTCCCATCACGCAGCACCGCATTTGCCGTAACATAATAGTTACTATTTAAGAGAGATTCCGTCTTTAATTGATTTGTGACATTAATCATACCGGTCGAATACTCCTTACATTAATAGTTAATCCTGTCCATCGTTCCTCATTGTCTTTGAGCGTTTGCGCTGCCATGTTGAAATTAGATACATAGAACGTTTTGTCAATCCATTTGCCTGGTGTCCGAGGGTCTTTATGGTGAAAAGTGAACTGACTTTTATTAATCATCAAATTTAGAATGTTCGCAATCTCTCCCCATTTAAGCTCGCCCCATTCCATGTCATATCCGGCGATAGTCCCCATTGGCGTGTTGTGCATAACAAGATCCTGACTTCTCTTAGAGCTTTCCGTTGATGTAGTTGCGAACACCGGCTTGTATGTGTCAGGGGCCTTTATAATGGTCCCATCAATCTTAAACTGCTCATTTGCCATTTACACACCTCCTAATAAGAATGGATTCTGACCGCCATTTCTGCGTCTCCTAAGTTCTGCTTCATCAATGATAATATCTAACAATTTTCTGCCGGATGCATTGACTGTAACATTGTAGGTGTTTCCATTTTCCTGCCCTTTCCCGGACTCTTCCCGGACGATCTGTCGCAACAGGCTTTCCGGCGCTTCTAAGTTATTTCCTTTTTTCTGGTCACCTAATACTGCAAGGAATTCTGACCTTGGTGGAATAACTGCGCCACTGGCCAGATATGGGATAGTTCCGATACGTGGAAATGTTGCATGAAAACCGATTCTCTTTGTTCCGAATGGCGTAGGCACATCCCATGGACCAAAAGAAAATGCAGATTCAATTCCGCCAATTGCATTATTAATCATCCCAACTGCATTATTGACGATACTGATTGCCTGATTGATTGGCCTTTTAATAAAGTCTACAATGCCTTCAAACGCAGATTTGACTGCATCTCTGGCGGCATTAAACTTATCAGTAATAGCGGTTTTTATTGCTTCGACCTTAGTAGATACAAAAGTAGTAACGCTTTCCCATGTTCGAGATGTCTTGTCTTTTATTTTATCCCAAACGCCAGTAACTTTGGTTTTAATTGCATTAAACACTGTGCTGGCTGTGGATTTAAGAGAGTTCCAAAGGCCAGAAAGTGTCTTTTTGATTGCGTTCCAAGTAGTAGATGTTGATGTCTTGATAATATTCCAAACATTAACTATCTTTTCTTTTAAATTGCTTAATGTACGTGTTGCTGATTCTGACAATGCGCGAGTCTTTTCAACAACCCAGTCTTTTAATTTTGTTGCTGCCGCGCATATTTCATCCCAGTTTTTGTACAGCAAAACTCCGATTGCTATAGCAGCACCGACTGCGATCGCGAAAATCCCGCCAGTGCCGATTGCTGTCGCAATGGCCTTGATTCCACCCATGATCCCGCCAGTGCCCGTCATTAACGCGATAAGTCCTTTTGCGGCTGTAGCTATTCCAGATACACTTTTGATAACTCCCGATGCTAATTCTGCAATCTTTGCCGCTGCAAACGCTCCGATTAGAGCCGCGCCGAATGCTTCAACAATTGACTGATGATCAGCAAGAAACGTAGCTACTTTTGATACTAGATCAATCACTGTCGGAAGCCCTACTTCAATAACCCATTTCAGCATCGGGAGAACAATATTGTTATAGATCCATTCAAGCACATTCCCGATAGATTCCAGAATTGGTGCAAATGCACTTGTCAGATTACTGATAGATTCCAGTAGCGGATAGAAATTGAGGTTCGCCGCCCATGTTGCCGTATCTGCGGCAATCCTCTCAATGAACTGCATAACCACCACAAGAGCATCTGCGATGTTCTGTATAATCTGCGTTCCGACATTATTCTTGTTCCATGCGTCAGCAAAACCAGATGCAATGTTTCCTATTGTTATAAGGACATTCTGAGCAATCCGAAGCATGGTTTCCAGCATCGTTGTGCCAGTACCATTCGTCCAGACTTCCACAAGACTTTTGCCTACGCTCTTAGCGAGCTTTGCGATTCCAGACAAGGCTATCTGCGCCGCATTAATAGTGCTCTTACCCTCTTTTCTCCAAGCATCCTGAAATGGCTTCCAGAGCTTTTTAAGGAGCTTCGCGAGCTTTTCAGCTGATTTGCTAATTTTGTCAAGGACTGTCTCGCCTTCTGCAACCTTTCCGTAATCAACATTTTGCACAGCATCTTTCATCTGATCCGCAAGTCCGCCGGTTGCACCCGGTGCACCCGGTACTTTTGACGATGAATCTGCGCTTTTATCCGTTGAGTAATTATTTATTTCATCCAAAGGACTAAGATATCCTTTTGCCGCCTTAGTAGCTTTCTTGGTTGCGTCCGCTGTATCATTTGTTGCATCTGCCAGCTTTTCGGCATTGTCGGCAGCATTTCCATATTGATCTGCCGTATCAGCTATTGCATCTGTCCCGGCAAGGCCTGCACCGCTTGCACCTGTCTGACCAGAAGATTTTTTCCCGGTGATTAACTCCGTAAATGACTTGAAGGCATTCGCCAGAGTTGCCAGCTTACCTAATAAGATATTAATAACTTTCAGAACAGGCGTAAAAATATTAATCAATCCCTGTCCAACTGTTGCCTTGAGAGATTGTAGCTGTAACTGCATTACCCTGACCTGGTTTGCCCAGCTATCAGAAGTACGGATAAAGTCACCAGATGCAGCTGATAACTGCTTCTGTACAAAAGCCAGACGGAGGGCAACTTTCTCCTGTTCGGTCATGGCGGATGTGGTTTTTCCGTATCCATTAGCCAGTGCATACTGGTCAAGTGCCGACTGGCTCATTACCACGCCAAGATCCTTGAGCGTTTCCGTTTCGCCAGTAAACACTGATTTCAACTTGATATAAGCCAAGTCCTGACTGATGTTATAGAATGATGCCACATCACCAGTCAGCTGCGTCAGAGCTGTTGACATATCGTAAGCCTGTGCTTCGGAGAAACCGAACGACTTAGACATTGCTCCGAACGTACCGACATACCTTTTTGCCATTGTTTCAGATAATCCGGCTGAGGTCATGGCGTTCTTTGCAAATTCGTTTACCTTGTCAGACATAGTGGTAAATGTAACATCGACCACGTTCTGTACTTCTGCCAGATTAGAACCGAGTTCTACGCATTCCTTGCCGAACTGCGTCAACTTTCCAATAGCGAATATTCCGCCAATCAGCAAACCTACTTTTTTTACAACACTTCCAAGGCCGTTAAATGACTTTTTTATTGCAGACACGCCGTTTTGCACGCCTGATGTGTCCATTCTGGTATCAATAATGACTGAGCCATCAGCAGCCATGTGTCCACCTCCTAACTATTTGAGGTTCAACATCTCATTCAGCTTATCTTTATAAGCTTGCTCCTCGTCGCTGAGACGTGTTTTTATGTCAATAATATTCTTATTTTCCTGATAGAATTTCTTTTCCCATTTATCGAGTTTTTCACCCTTTGTTTTTTTTGACCGGATTCCAACTACGGTATTAAAAAGGCACTCGCCAGACTCCATGAAATATCCAAAAAACGTCCACCAGTGTATATACGGTACCGACCTGATTTCTTTGCCAGCAACCTTGTTTACTGCCGGGACGATCATGTCTCCATCCTGTTCCCAGTCCATCAAGCGGGGTTTAGGTTTATTCGGACTATCATCAGCTTGACCGCAGTCAATAAACTCGCAAGCTTTCTGGCAAGCTTCTGTAAGATGTTCTGGGGGTATGCTTTGCCAGTCCTCAAATAGAATCTGCAACATAACAACTGCTTTTGCCTGTTCGTCCAATTCTGGGTCATTCATGGCGACCAGAATATCAATAATTACTCGAAAATCCGTTCTGATAGAAAAATCCACCCCACTGATATTTAGTGAGGTGGGCAACTCATAGGCGGTCATTTTGTATACTTCTCCGTGTACTTATTGACTACTTCCTGCATTTTTTTCTTTCTCTTTTCAATTTCTGGAGTAAGCGCTTCATTGATTTTATCAAGAACGATATAGGCGAACACCTGACCATTTCCAAAAACAGTTGTTGCGGTAATTGGTTCTTTAAATAAATCCTTAGATGCTTCGTATCCGAGCATATAATTGATTTTGTCCTCAATCTGCTTATTAATCTCCGCCATCTCTTTACTGGAAGAAACATTCTTAACAGATTCCTGAACCTGTTCAAAGAAAGCTTTCAATTCTTCTGCTCTTGCCGCAACGTTAATGTCAGTAGGGTTCAGCTTAAATGAAGAGAACACTTCGCCCTGTTTGTTTGTGAATGTGAAAAGAAAAAATCCATCATCAATGTTTGTGTTAATTGTCTTTGCCATTTTCTATACCCTCCTAAAAATTATTCGCTGTCGACTGTGAATGTACCGGAACTGATATCAAACTTTCCTTTTACACGTTCGCCGGTATAATTGACGGTAAACGGAATCTGATAGCCGGACGTATCGCCGCCGTAGGACGTCGGCACAATATAGCAGTCCTGCTGATATGCCTCATATTTGCCTGCTGTGGCTTCTGTCCAGAGATGAACCTCAACTGCTTTTGTTTTAAGATTGTCGTCTTTGAGACGTCCATCTACGATCTTCTGTAATGCTGTAAACAGATCAGAAGTAGTGTCTGCATAGAACGGATCAGCATCAGAAGAAACTTCGTAGCCGTTATGTTTGAATGTGGATTCTCCAAGAATGTTTTTAGATGTTTCAGTGTCTGGATTGAGTTCTACATTGTACTCTTCCAGATCCTTGCCAAGACGCTCATATTTCGGTGTCAGTCCCCCACAGAGGGAACCTGCATCAATGTAATGAGCCATATATTTACGGTCAATCTTTCCTGTAACTGCCATAGAAATGTCCTTTCTGCCTATAACTTTTAAAAGGCTGTGTAGGTTAGCGACTATCTCTAATTGATAGCCGGTTGTTACTTGTTATATTACTTCATAAGTGTTTTCGTAGCGTACTGACAATGGCAATAACCAATCCTGTACGCCACTCTCCTGTGGCTCTAAACCATAGGAGTTATCACGGGTGATACGTTTTATCACTCGCCCCTGCGAAAGCTCAGGGAACGCATTTAAGCGCGTCTCAGAGCCATTTATAATAACTGGTTCTCGGCATATCCATTTGCCAAGATTGTCAAGGAACTTCTGAACAGATAATTTCTGTCTTTCCTTGTCGGATGCTGTTCGGTATACCACATAAAATGGATACTGGCATACCTGATGCATTGTTCCACAAACGTCCTCTTTTTCTGAATAAATCAAGGCACCGTTGTCTGCTGAGAACGCAATTCCTGATTCCTTGCCAAGCTCTTCAAACTTAATTGTTTCATTTTCGTATAATCCCGGATACTGGTTCAGAAGTGCTTTCATGGCATCTGTCAAAATCTCATATCCAGTTGCATCTTTACCGATAGGTTTATTCGCCATGTCTGCCACCTCCTGCCTGTGCTTTTACTTTACGAATCCATGTACTGCCGTATTGTCGATTAGCGGCATCGAACCACTTTGCTTGTGCCTGTGGGTGAGCCTGTCTGGTGTATTCGAGATTCTCCTTTGCGGCTGTCTGACCAGAAAACTGACTGACGAGAACTTTCTTTGCTCCACGTCTTGCGTAGGGACTTCCGGTCAACTCATCAACCATTCCTTTTCCCTCATACAAAAAACGTCCATAAGGAGCAGCTGCAGCACATACAAATCCAGTTCCTTGCAATGATGTGCTTTCAATTCTTGTCCGGTTGATGAAGTCCCCTGTAATCATTGGCATAAACGGAACCATACTGTCCATAACCATTCCATCAAGGAGATACTGAGCTTCTTGATACTGTCTGGAAAATCTATCCATATTTAACTTGATTTTCATATCTCCATTAACTACGGAGAATCCTTTGAAATGATGAATCTTGCTCATATTACTTACCCAAAATCTCAAAGTGTGGAATCAGTGTGTACGGACCACCTACACTGGTAATCTTGAACACATTATCCTTGTTCTCATTCATGTATTGGTAGAATCCGCTCCGATAATCACTATCCGTTACCGTTCCGCCAGTCCACTCACCCTCCCAGAAGAACGATTCATCTGAGAATGTGACAGTATCTTCCAGAGCGTTGTTAATCTGCCTTTTCCACTCTTTAGGTGGCACCCATGGAAGAATCTTGCCGTCTTTATCAGTAATGGTTATATCTCCGTTCTGGATAGCATAACGGATGTGTAACTGTGCGTTGTCTGTTGCGTCTGGTCCGTACTTTTTAAGGATTGCTCCTTTGTCTGTAATGAGGTCAACGCCAGATAGCACATGAGGATACCAGTACGCATCTCCTGTCGTGGCTGATTCATAATAATCAAAAATCGTCACAGTTTTGCTATACATGATACCCTCTCCTTAATTATTCTTTCTGCACTGTCTGCTTAATAACCTGATTCACGCCAGTTGCCGACAATCCGTTAAACATACCGACCGCAACTGCTGTGATATAATCCGTTGCCGGAAAATCTGGGATAACTCCCATTCCGACTGCTCCGAGAATCCCACCAATAACCGCCATGATCACGGGAATCCATTCATCAGAGATTCTTTTTGATGCTTTACAGCCCATCCCTACGATGTAGCAAATCATAACGATTGCTATACATGAGCCTAATGTTGAAATATCCATATAATCACACTCCTGCATATAAAATTGGTATCCCATCATCCGTCCTTACTCCCATCAGAAGCGGTAAAGCTGTCTTAAGAAGTAAATTATTCGTTTTCTGTACATCTCCGGCGGCAGCATATACCGCACTCCATTCCTTTGCGCCCGATGCTTTCTGCTGTGGCGTTGTGTAAGAGATAGATTCACTGCCGGAAGATACAGAAGTTACAATGCCTGTTGAGATGTTCCCGACATTTATGTCGGTTACATTTGCCGACGCCTGATTGATTGCATTCTTTTCAGCAAGCTCAATCTGATACATTAATTCAGTCAATGAACAGACCGCCTTTTTGATACGCTTCTGAGAGCGTTCATCTGTCGGCAGCCCGTCCACCAACCTGTCAAACGTCATCGTGTCCACAAAACCACTGGCTCTTTCTGCCAGTCGTGGAAAATCGGTTTCTGGCACGACATTGCCGAATGATTCTGTATAGAATTTATAATCTGCATAAGCCATGCCAGTTACCTCCTACGTTTATGATTTCGCTGTTACGCTTGCATTTCCGGCATTCAGTGCTTTGTATGTTCCGTCACACTCAACCACTGTAATCTTCTGTCTGGTTGCCGCTGTGATATCGGCTTTTCCATCCCAAGTACTCCAGTTTCTGAGGTTCTGTCCATATCCAACAGTTACTGCTTCTGCTGCAACTTTGTATTTATACACATTGCCGGCATTTTCCTTAGCCGGATTTACAGTGATTTTTGTATCACCAGTTGCTGTTCCTGCCACAGATGTTACTGTCAGAGTGCCGAGCGTTGGTGTTTCGTCAATGGTAATTACTGCAATTGCATCAATGTACTCTGCAAAAAGAGTAAGCCCCATAACTGCGAACGCTTCGGACACTGCTGTGTGGTAGTTGCCCTGCGTATGGAATCCGATCAGGTTTGTCTCGCCAGATACGGTGTATACAAGTCCTGCTCTTGCAAAGTCAGATTCATTCGGGTCAACATAGTACAGAACGATGTTCTCAACAGGTGTTGCGATAACCTGTCCTCTCGGAATCTCGCTGTCAGATAACAGGAAGATAGTGTTGAATCCCATAAAGTCCTTCATGTACTGGAATCCGAACTGGTTCTGAATAGTGATCTCAGCTGCTCCGAGGTATTCATATACGTCAAGAATATTCACAAATCCAACAACGCCAGTCACATTTCTGTGCATTTGCTTGAATTTGTTTTCTACACGGCCTTTAGCCATTGCCAGAGCCATCTGGAATGTGGTTTCTGTGGAAGTAAGTGTACCAGTTTTCAGGTAGTCGTAGAATCTACCGGTAACATTAGTCTGAAGCTGGAAGAGGAATTCATCATCGGTCATCTGAACAGCGTTCTCATAACCGTGATCCTTGATTGCTTCGATAGATACAGCCTTTGCGTACTTCTCGATAGTCATTTCCGCATAGGTCTTTTCTTTTACAGTAAACTTGCTGTAAGGGATTTCCTCACCCTCACCAACTTTTCCACTCCACAAAGTACCTTCTGCGTATTTGGACTTGAGTACAGCACCCGGCTGCTTTTTGATAGGTCTCATAATACCCAGAATGTCACGTAAGTGCTGCCAGTTTCTTTCAAATCTGGTAACGAAGTCAATCTCACGTGCTTTTACCTGAATATCATTTGTCATAATAAGATTAGTTTTTGCTGCCATATAAAATCCTTTCTACCCATAATTAATTATTAAGGCATTGGGTTAGCGGCTATACTCTGGTGTATAGTCGGTGTAAAAAATCACTGGAATAACTGGATATTCTGAGCAATTGCAGCTTGTCTCTCGGACGGGTCTTTGATCGCTTCGATATCTTTTTTAGTCATGCTTCCCGGTGTCTGCTGCTGTCCAACGTGAGTGGTAAATCTTGCCTGATTCTGCTGAGCCTGCTGCTGAGATTCATCCACAAAAGCGGATGCGTCAGACTGCTTCATCTGCTGAATCAGGTCGTTCAGTCCGAGAATTTTACCGTCTTTCAGCTTCAATCCTGCTTCTTTAATGTCCGCCATAACAGACTTCTTTGCCGCTTCACTAGAAAACTTAACATCATCGAGTGCCGCTTTCAGAGCATCTGAGAAATCACGGTCGTAGATTTTTGCATTGAATTCTTTCTCTGCATCTGCTGCTTTCTGTTTCCAAGTCTCTAACTCGCTTTTAATATTTGCCGGGTCGATACCGTCAAACCCTTTCAGGGTCTCTTCTGCTGTCTCAGCACGTTCTTTCCAGTTATCACGTTCTCCCTCAACTTTTGACAGAGTTTTCGCTACTTCCTTTGCGTTCTTGTAATTCTCAGAAAGTGCTTTCTTTACATCTGCCTGTTTATCCTCCGGGATTTCAATTCCAAATGATTTTAAAGTGTCAATAAGTTTCTGCATAACATCCTCCTGGTCGTGTTTATTGACCTGCCGCCGCAGGTAAATGGATTAAGCCAGTTAGACCACTGGCGGGGTAATCGGAAAGGCAGGATTCGAACCTGCGACGTCAAGAGCTATACACTCTCCGCTCTTCCGCCTGAGCTACATTCCCTTAACTCGGATTCCCGGGTTAGCAAGGTGTTTAACGTGTCATGCCTGCCACGAGTTGTTTCGGATATTTATTTCTTTTTTTTTAAAAGAAAAGTATGAATAACAAAAACCTTAATCAAGGAGGTAAGCCATCTTGCGTGCCAGATGGCAAATACGCACGGCAGGATTCGAACCTGTTTAACTTTCCATTAAAAGCGTGCGCACCAGCTACAAAAATTAAAGAAAGGAGGATTAAAACGAAAATGTCAAAAACAACCGTTTTATTTGTGCTTCCTGCTGCACAATTACATTATAACAGATTTCTTTTAACTACCTCTCTACCACTTTTGTGTTTTTAGAGCATATCACGGAGTTTTTCCACGTATCTCTTGACAAGATCACGTTCTTCCCGGCACTCTGCGTCCTTAGACATATCACTCATTTCTGTTGTGAGTTCATCCAGATGTTCTTCCAGAGCGGCAAGCATCTTTCTTTTGCAGTCTTCAGACTTGCCGGAACGATAGCTTTGTTTCTGTGCCATATAGTCGTCATAAGCATCTCGTCCGTCAGAGCGGCTATAATGTCCTCTAACATAATGCTCGCCGCGTCTGGCATAAGAACTGCCCCGGTCGTAATCCGGCATCATTCTGCCGTCATTCGAGCTGTATCTCCCCATGCTGTCACGCTTTCTTCCACGTTCGCTGTAATCGTCATTGTATCCGCCACGCATCTCATCAAGGACAGTGTTATAGTACTCCACTTTCTTGTCCCAGTACTGCGTGTTCTTTATATCTTTGTACATATCAATCAGTTTGTATGTCATTTCCAGATTTCCAGTAGTCAGTCCATTATCAGCGATTTTGGACAATTCATCTTCAATTCTTGTACATAAATCCTTAATATCTCTCATAACTGCACCTCCTACGCTTCTCTGGTTACGATAATATTTGCGTTCGCAACAGATACTGCCTGGTCGCTTGTGTTTTCCACTGTGATGTTAACGCAACATCCACGAGGTACATCAATATAGATACCTGCGGACACATTGTTGTACTGGTCTACTGCCGCCGGCGTGGAAATCATCTGAGAAGAAAGAACCGGCTCACCAGAGATTGCAATAGCCAGAGAAATAGCTTCAACAGTACCGCCTGTTGGAATTGCGATATTACCAGAAAAATCCACAAAGAATCTCGCTTTGCACTGGTTAGTAAGTCCTCTCAGCGTAATAATTCCACTTCCCTCTCTGTGCTGAATGCAGTTAGAACCCTTAACTGCTGCGTTTGAATATACTACATTTCCATTTGCTGCTACAGTCTGAGCAGCTACATTTGTAAATTCTGCCATAATTTTTACCCCTTTCATATCACAAAAGGACAGGTATCAGCCTGCCCCTCTGTGTAATACGGCATAAGCCGACATTCGAATCAATCGAAAGATACTCTCGATATGAAGTTGTTAGCAATTGCATCCAGTGTTGCATCCACATCCGTAATATGTGTTCGGGTTAGGAACCTGATATGCCGGAATCGGTGCTGGATTAATCGCATTAATGAGCTGCTGTGTCTGTGAAGCCATTGCAGTTGTGAGCAATGCACTCTGGCGATCCTGAGAAGCGGCACGTCTGAGGTCATTGTTTTCAGCCTGAAGAGAAGAAATTTTTTCATTGCAGAGATAATCTAAAACGGCTCTCGTATTTGCATTCTGGTTATCAATGATGTCTCTTGTGTTACTGTTCATGGTGTTCTGCAATGCACAGGTGTTCTGCGCCATATTGTAATTTACGCCCTGAATTGCTTCTCTGGTTTCGCAACAGCAGTTCGCAAGCTGTGCCTGCAATGCATTTGTGTTCTGCATATTTGCTATAGTATCAGCATTAATAGCCTGCTGGATTCCAAAGCCGGTCTGCATGATGTTTGTGTTGATTCCATTGAATCCGGTAAGCATACCATTATTCATGGCATAAAAGCCATCGCACAGGCTGCTGTTGATTCCGTCAAGCTTGCTAATTACTGCGGAATTGTCAAATCCTCTCTGAATGTCTGCCTGAGTAGCTGCTGTGGCTGCATATCCGCCGCCGTTGCCATTATTGCCCCAGCCGTTGTTTCCCCATCCGAAGAAAGCAAAAATGAATAAAACAATAATCCACCAGCTACCATCTCCGCCAAACATGCCATCATTCCTGTTGTTCCCGGTCAAAAGAGCAACGTCTGATGCTGTTAAATTTCCATCCATAATATAGTCTCCTTTATTGTGTATTTACATCAATCTGGCCAGATTGTAATGTACTATTTCATTCCTTTCAACATGTGTTGAAATTGCCCTGCCATCTGTTGAACCTGATTAAGTTGCTGTTGGGAAATCTTTCCAGACTGCAACATCTTCTCAACTTCTGCTTTCGGATCGCCCTTAAAATTCTGTTTAAACTGCATAAACTGCTGTACCATCTGCATTGGTCCATTTCCCTGTGGCATCCCACCACCGAGCGCATTAAATAATGGATTACTCATCTGCGTTTCCTCCCTTGACCGCTGATTCCTGTACGGTATTAGTTCTAACAGGTTCAGAAAATGAATTTAATCGGTTTATGATAGCTTCGTATTTGTCCTTTAAATCGTCATATTCCTGTCTGGTGACGTATTTACTGTCCATGTTCTGAACGGGCTGTTTAGGTGGCATCTGAGTGCCTATCTCGTGATACTCAAACGTCCGTAATGGCTGTGGCATGCCGGAAACGTCTGTAGATTTTATGTAGAACTTTTCGCTTTCACTGTCCATTAATAAAACGCTTGTCCCGGGTGCTACCAGATAGGATTTTGCGCCTACTTCGCCGGATACCCACAGGATACCATTGTTATTCTGCTGGGGTTGTTGTACTGGTTGAGCTGGCATCTGGACAGGCTGTTGCTGGAACTGGTTCATCTGTCCCGGAACACCAAAACTATATTGATAAGGATTGTTATATAATGCCATCTTATGCACCGCCTTTCTGATTATATTCTAAAATAAAAAAAGAGCCTTAGACAGTTCGTCTAAGACCCATATAAGTATCTGAAAAGTATCAGCATACTTTAATTATTTTATTATTTACCCTCCGGCTTAATCGTTTCGCCGTGGATATAATCACATTCATCTGCTCAACACAGTATTCAAGAGTGTGTTCCTTGCATCTCAGCCGGAACAATCTTTCTTCATCCGGTGTGAAATTACACTCTAGCAAAAACCTGTCTATATCTTTCTTAGTGAATACATATAACTTCATGAGCATACCCCTTATTAATGCTAACGCTGATTCTGTGCAAGATAATTTGTAAGCTTCTGTTTTGTTTTTTTTAATTCTTCGACGTTATTCCCACTGATCTGGCTGTCTAACATGGTTGATAACACTTCCAGAATTAATGAATCTCGTTCTGCGATTCTCCGAAGACTTTCATAATCTCGTCTATCATGTTCTTCCAGTGTCTCTACTCGCTTATTAAGTCGGAATGCCGGTGTAATCCATTTAAAGATTACAGCCGCTGCCCCTCCGACAATGGACACTCCTCCGCAAATAGAGAGGAAAATCTGTACAAATTCTGATATGCTCATTTACCTACTCCTTTTCCCAGTAATATACCGGGATCTCATTACCGCTATCCCACGTATCGAAATATTTGCCCTCTTGCACCGTCACCACATGACCATCTATGCAGAGGATATATGTGCCTGTTGGATGGTCTGCGCAGAAGTCATTGACTGTATAGATGTATCGTTCTGACTGTTCTATCAGTTTGCGTCTGTACCCACGTTTATAGAGGTACGCACCCCAGACATAATTTGCACTTGGCATATCTGACAGAGCACATGCCTGTATCATTAATCCGGCAAATACCGTTTCCCAGTCAAAACCGGTTGCTTTGCATATTGCCCGGACAGCACAATCTCCGACTCGATTACCGGCAGGATTCGGATTGTAATACTCCCATCTATCCATCAGTCAATCCCCTTTGCTGTTTTATATCTCTTCGCCGCTCCTCTGGCTTTAGCAGCGTTCTGGCGGTTCCACTTCGCTATCATAAGCCGGTCTTGCAGTTCCCTCAGGTTGTTCTGCTTGCAGTAATCTTTGTATGCAGCATTTTGCTTTTGCAAAAGGTAAGACTTCCGGTTAAGGTCTTGCTGTAATGCGAATTTTGCCTTTTCATTCGGTGCATTGTCAACTCCTGCTTGCAGTCCAAGGACTTCGCGTTTCGTTTTGCGGATTCTTCGCTCATAAGTACGTTGCCGTTGTTCCTTTTCGTACTGCTTACCCTTATCAGCTTTATCCTGCGCTGATAGTTCTGCATAAGGATTCAGCATTCCTTCCACCCAAACTGAAAAATGATGCCTGCAATTTACTCCGCATATTCCATCAGCTTCGCCATAATGACAATTTTCAATAAAATCTGGATATTGGCTTGATTTTTGCCCCAGCATTCTACGGTATTCTGGTGTATCTCGTTCCCGAAAAAACTCCGGCTTAATTTCTTTTAATTTTTCCCAGTCTATGGAAAATACCTGCCCTTGCCATACTTCATGGCTTGGGCGGCTTCCTATATGTGCCGATGTCAGTACTAAACCATATCCCATTTCTTTCATTCTTGCCAACTGAATATCAGCACACGCCTGTGCCACGCCAGTTCTGACAGAACGTGCAACTGCTGTTTCAATCGTGTCTTTTCTACCAGATGGATATGTGACGGTAACGCCATCTGATACAACGTTGTTGACTGCTTCTTTGATGGCTTGCGTATATCCAACTGCCCCAGTCATTACATGATTATATGCAAGGTCGCATTGTTCGATATAGAGCCTTTGAGCGGCACTTGCGGTGGTTCTTGTGAAGTTCTTCCACTCGCCCATAGTTGCAAGCATATTTCGCTCCATGAGCCTTATCATAGCCGGGGACTGTTCGAGCGGCACAGGGCTTAATCCTGCCGCCTTATATACCTTATCATCGTAGTTCATCGCAGTGATTCCGGCATCTTCAAACGCTTCAAGAAGCTCCTGCTGTTCACGTTTGGTATATTTGGATAGTTCCGCTAGAATGTCCTCTAACAGTTCACCGGATTCCTGTAGCGTTCTAATTCTCCACGCATCGGCATTGGTCAGAATATAATCCTCACCTCTACCGATTCTTGCCATCATCCGCGACACAATCTCAGAGATGATATACTGATGCAGTTCTTCTGCTATCTGTTCACTGCCTTCTGTTATCCGGCGTAAATATTCTGGACTAAGTATAGCATATCACCTCTTTCGTCAAAAGTCGTGGTACATGTTTTGATTTTTTACTGGTTAACTAAAGCCCTTTTAGTTAATTAGTTGATGGTATTCTTCCTCCGTAAGTTTTCCCCGTTCCTTTGCCTGTTCCACCATTTTCCTCCACGTTTCCGGTGAATAAAACTTCTGAAGCTGTAGTAATATTTTGTACATCTGCATCCTCCTCTGGAATATATACATCAGCCATAGCGGCTACGTACTGGGTTAAAAGTGCTTGCTTCTGGATTTCTTCATTATTTTTAGCAATAGCATATAAGTATTGTTCTTCCCTTGTTACGGGTTTCGGTAAGTATGCCATATTATCATCTCCTTTATTTCATTTTTTCGTATCTTACGCTCATATAGGCTCCAGCATCATTATCTATGATGGTGGAGCCTTTGTAGGTATGGAGTTGTTTATAGGCAGCAAGTTGGTCGGAAGTGAGAGGGGTTTCAATGGGCGTAGCGAGAACATACATCATATAAGCATCTGTTTTGGTCAACATCTCCTTAAATGATTGTATCGCCGCATTATCGCTTGAAACGTCCGATAGTGTATCGTTGTGGACACACAGTATCATATATGGCGTCATAGACATTGGTTTTATCGTCGATGCACAGATGCCAGCCATTTTCCCGCCATATATATCTTCATTATAAAGGGCAATATTGGAAACGGCCTCGCCTATTTTAGGTATATCAATATTGTATGTATAAAAGCCAGTTATACCATTAGCGCCCTTATTAACTCCCCAGGTATGCCACGACAGGTCGTTTAGACTCTTGCTCACTTTAATGTTCTGCGCATACACCCCACGACCAAAATCAATCTCATCGCAGATCCATTGTTGTCCATCCGTATCCATATAATTGTCGCCAGAGGATACCGGAATACCAGGTAATCCGTTGGGAGTTGCAATGTCCATGGATTGCGGTTTGTAGGCTGAATTAGGGTTTTCTCCCCATACCTCAACTCCAATTATTCCCCCCCTGCCCCACGCTCTCAATCTCCTGTGGATAATCAGGTGATGGCGATGGTTTTCCACCTGTGTAAGGCTCCCAGGGGAGAGGGGTAGAGCCCGCGTTGAGCATAATATTCAACGTACCTGTAAAATCGCAATATGTGTTTTGCGCAAAACATGTAATTTTTGTAATTATCCCTGTTGCTACGGTATGATTGTTTGCGAGGCAATATTTATAGACACCATCAACAATAATTCCAAGTGCCGCTGCCTCTGGTTTTTTCACATCCCCCTCTAACGCACATGATACTGTATATGTTCCTGATAATTCTCCCTCAAACAAAACGATAGATCCTACCTCTCCGTTCGGGGGATGTACAACTATATTCTTCTCTAGTAGCTGCGCCCCTGTGGTAGTCACCTGCTTACTCTTCCCGTATATCCTCAGTCCCTTCAGCGGCTTGCCAATAGCATTCTCAAGTGTCAGTGGTGGTTCGCCTGCAACATCCACATCCTCAAATCCGCTTTTCTTAGCCCACGCCGCAAGATAATGCTCTTTTCTGGTTATTGGATGATCTGGAAGAGTAACGCCCATGTTTCCGGCAATATAAGCAAGGTATTTATCAGTTCTCGTAACTGGCTCTGGTATATAACTCATAACTTACTCCTCTCCGAATAATGTTGGTTCCTTTGGCTCGGCTTCTTCGACCATTGCTTTCGCATCGCTTTCCGTCATTCCTTCGAATTTTACAAAATACAACCATGCCGGAACTTTGCCAGTAGTCACATACTGCCACCATCTCGCACGGTCATTTTCACGCACATACAAGATATCTCCGAAATCATAATTGACCTCGTAAACTCCGACCGGTGCAAGTCCATACAGGTCAGCGTAAACGTTCAATGCGTAGATAACTTCGTCCAGACAGGATTCCAGTTTGTCCCGCACATCTTTAATGAACTGGACTGTCCTCTGCTGTTCTGCTTCTACTCCTGTAGCCGTCTGAATGCCGCTAGATTCGTTGAAAACAAAATATCCGTTGGAGAATCCAATCTTATATCCCAACTGGCTTAAAAGAGCATTTATACCGCTTATACGGGTATCAGTATTGAGAACTGGATTGATCTCTTGATAGAATTCTTTCTTATCCTGTCCGAATACATTCTTGACAAAGTGCGGTAAGTTCATCTCGTTCCGCCTGTTCTCCATACCCTGTGGTGACATGGCTGATACAGGTGTACCACTTGGCATCAGCAGTCTGTCATCTGCCAGAACAATCTTCTGAGAGTCAAAAATTTCTCCGGCGTTTCTGCTGTATGCAATGTCGAGGTCTTTTAACTCTTCGATAGCTTCAGCAAATATTGGAAGTCCAAGCGGCGTGCTAATGTCTACATTGTTCGCCTGCGGTGTCCGCAGCACTCCGTACAGAGGCCCATCCAGTTTCTCCCCGTTTGCCTTGAGTATTGGCGGTGTATCTTCCATGAGGTCAGCCCATTTGGTCTGTTTAAGATCAATCTTATCACCGATGCTCTGAGGAGATTTTGATACATAGGCTCTGTTAGAAACGTAGTACGGATAAGTTGTTGCGCCATCTATTGTAGTCTCGACAAAACGATGATATTCAAGCCGTGTGTAGTATTTCCGTCCAACAGTATAAGAATCTTTAAATATGATTCCCTTTATTTCCTGATTATCATAATCTACAATCATCACGTCTGCCGGAGCGAATACGTCAAGGCTCTCACCGTTTGGCTTGATAAATACTGTTCCATAGGCGCAGCCATATTCTACCCAGTGACGAATCTGGAAATATACCTTGTCAATCTGTTCCTGAAGCCATGTAGCCCTTGCAGAACCGTCAATCTGAATGCCGATCGCCAATGTTGCGAGCCGGGCTGTCTCTGAACAGACAGATTTCGCGAAATTGATCGTCTGGATATTATTCTTATCATCTAGCCAATATGGAACGCCTCGGTATATGTTCGCACATTTATTAATCAGTGATTCCATCTCCGGGAATTCTGCCGCTTGGATATTGAAATCCTCTTCAGCTTGTTTTTTGAAAATCATGTTAAACCACCTTTTTAGTGTTGTTATAAGTCCCATTTAATCACCTGAATTAGTTGATTTCAGCACATTTCTGATAAACTCTATGTCTTTATTGAAGCTCTTTATATCTTCATTCTGTATCTTTGCTGGTTTGCCATTCCACAATTCTCTTCCAGCTCTTTGTCCTTGGAAGAACTGGAATTTATCCAGAATTTCCAAACATTTAAATATGTTTTCTTTGCTATTCATTATGCACTGTAACCTCTCCTGTTAAATAACGGCTCATAAGCATATCTAAGTGCCGAGATTGCATGATCGTTTCCATCAGGATAACCGCTTATCACATTTCCTTCCTTATCCCGATCATACTCATACTCCGTAATTTCTTTGTATGCGTTCGGCGTTCGCTTCGGGTCAATGACAAGTGTCTTTGTTTGCAAGAATTTAAAACCATACTCGATACTTCCCGGACCTTTGATTGCTCCTCTGGCAGGAAGTCCGGCATCCCGGAAGTCATTCACAGATTTAGGCTCCGCAGAATCGCATATCATCGTATAATCGTCATAGCCTTTTTTCTTGATCCAATCAGCGGTCTTGGAGTTGCTCCATTTATTTACATATAGCTCGTCAATTAGATATATCTTCTCTCTAGCAGAATCGTAATAAGTTCGGAGATAGCAGAAGGCATCCGGGTACCATCCATAATCTACGCCAGCGAAAATACGATCCATGTGGCTGATCTCTTCATCTGTAATATCTCTAATCTCCAAATATTCAAATACGTTTCCACCGTCACCATTCGGAATACCCAGGTATTCATGCTCGTAGGCCTCTGGATTGATTTCTTTTAGGTGTGCTGCATCGTCAATAAACTTCTGTCCGAGCCACTCCGCCGGGGCTTCCAGATAGCTCGAATGATGAATAACTCTTTTCGGGTTAGGTACCAGTTTAATCCTGTTTACCCAGTTCGATTTTGATTTTGGTGGATTATATGATGAAAAATCATAGGATTTATCGCCACCACGAAGCACTGACTGATTAACAGAACGTTCCTGTGCATCTCCCTTCATTTGATCTTTTTCCTCTTTCCAGAGGATTCCAATGTAGCCAAACTCCGGCTTAATGGATTTCAGTTTGGTTTCATCGTCCAGGCCACGGAAGTATATTGTCTGTCCCGTTTTAATATACTTGATTTCAAGTGGCGACACCTTACATTCAAATTCTTCCATCAGTCCCAGTTCATTGATAGCCCATTTCATGTTAGCATATACAGAATCTTTCAGAGTACCGGCCACCTGTCTTGTAATGCAGGCGTGCATCTGAGGATTATTCTTGATAAGCTCAACAATCTTAAAAGCTACGAATGAAGATTTCAGGCCACCTCGACCGCCCTCGAATACATATTCGATATTAGGCTTGATTTGCCGGTTAATGTCCACGAATGCCTTGCCAAGTACTCTGGCCGGAAGCTCGTATTTGTTTTCGTCTGATTTTGATACAGCTACCAACTGTTCCCATTTGTCCACTGCCTGCATATTTCCTTTAATAGCTTTATCGTATACGGCAGCTACAATGCAGGCATTGTTGTTTGCATCCTCATCAGATATTCCCATCTTTGTGAGTTTCTTTTTCGCAGTGGTTGGGGCAGGGTTCTCAGCTATCATTTTTGCTAATTCAGAAAGGGTCTTTTTTTGACGGCGTACTTCTCCCGACTTAATACCGCCTTTTTTTGTTATTTCTCGGAGTTCACTCGGAGTTCGTTCAGAATTCGGTATTAAATTTTTCTCATTTGCCATCCTATCAACATCCAATCATATCCTTTCTGAATTCAAAAAAGTCCCCAGTATAGCAGTTATATACAAATATAATACCACACTGGGGAGATTTAGCTCTCTACCACTTTTACAAATTTTTAAGTTTTTTAAAGTCTGCCAATCAGCTTGGCTAAATGATAATATTCCGCCATAACCTTGCGTTTGTAGCCATAGAAGTCATTCTCTGTTGCAGGAACCGTCCTAATCTTCTCCATTGTCCGATAGCCAATGCTGTTCACGATGCTGTCATAGATTTGTGATTCGATGCCGGGCGCATATTTGATAGATACCTGTAATAGATTGTATTTGTCGCTCTCGCTAAGATTTCGTAAATGACTTTGTAATGTCGGTATATCGTCCGGCGGCACTCCGTAGTCAATCAGTGTTGCCTTTCTTAACTTCATTTATTTCACCTTCTTCATTCCAATCTAATTTCTGTCCACACTTGTTACAATAAAAATCTGATTTATAAAGTCATTCTCTGTTGGAAACCGGGCAATTGCCTTTTGTCGTATAATATCTGCCAGAAAAATCAAGAATAGATTTTATATTATTTGGTTTCATCGGAATCTGTTTTTCTAATGCCTTTGCCCCAGAATCACACGCCCGTGCTTCTTTGAGATAGGCCTTCTGCCATTCTTCTTTGATTTCTGAATTTTCCAACTATAAATGAGCAAATTTGAAAAAATGCACAAAATTATCCTGCTAATTTCATAAGCGCTTCAAAATCAACACAGGATTTTGCACATTGAAACAAATATTGATACTTTTCCTGCTGAATGGTACTGCGAATCAGTTGATATCCTTCCTGGAAAGACAGATATTGCCCAGTGCCTGTAACACAGATATAATGTGCCATTGACATCAGCAGTCAGTATCTTTGGATTCCCTTTAAATGGGACTAGTGGAAATACGCATCTTCAATTGGATGCAGCGCTTGTGACGAAGGCTTTGTCTTTGAAGCTATGGTATCATCCACAATACAGAAAACAGGTTTTCCAGTGCGCTGTGCTTCTGAATAAATAATTTCAACTATGAAGGATTTTAAAGCATTTTCCAGTAAGATATCATTCCATTTTCCAGAATTAAGAAAATGGGTGATGGTAGTCCTGTGGCAGGAACTGTTTTGTGAAAAATCAGTAGTCTTTCCATGATAACCTGACATAAAGATACTGATCAGGATACTCATAAGATGACCGATCACTCTGTTTGAAAAAGATTTGCATAAATTTAATTTCTTAAAAGAGTTGTATACGAATGTAGAATGATGTATAGTATTTGCGAGAGACACCTTCTTTCGTAAATGTTGCAAATGTTTGTTTAGGCACTTTCATTATACAACACACGGAATCGAGGTGTCTTTCTTTTATGCAAAATCACGAACTTGCTCATTTATAGTTTTCCAAGAAACATAAATGCTGGTCTCTCATATCGGATAAGATTTCTTTTGCTTCTTTAGCGTCCATGGTTACCGCTCCTTATGTTGTTTCAGAAAACGTTCAACCAACGGAATCTCTTTCTTTCCAATCCATTTAATCCATGCTCCACAATCTCCGCAGTACAATCCAGTGTTATTTCCGGATTTTCTGATAAAAAGATCTGTGCTGTTGCATTTCGGGCAACTATATTCTTTCATTTCTTCATCTCCTCCAACTTCTTCTTAGCTTCTTCACGGGTGAGGAATACGGTTTTACCAAATTGGTTAGCATAAAAGCTTACATTTATAGACGAAAGACAAGTTGGACGCACATAATATTCTTTTTTACTATCACATTCGTATTCACATCCACTACAACTGTATTCATCAAATCTTGATCCACATTTCGAACAAATCGTCCATCTGGAAGATATGAGGTATATTTCTGCGTTCTTATTAGCTGGCAGTCTCACAAGCAAGCCCTGTTCTTCTAAGTCTTCATAAACAGCAAGTTTCGTAAGAATTTTATCCGCAAACGGTTTTAATAATCCATCCGTAATTTCTTCTTTTGCAACTCCTGTACCATCAACATTTCTTTCTCTTTCTGTTAATCTCTCCATCTACTTCACCTCTTCCATCTGACTTTCTACAGTATCTGCAAGCAACTTCAAGGACTCAATAAATGGTTCCGTCAATGCTGTTCTGTCTGGGTATTTAGTGAATGTTCT